ATACCAAAGATAACGCATTCTTCGCTTTCTCCGTGATGTTCTTTAAGATCATAAAGATACTCCTTCCTTATCTTACAATAAATTGGTGGTATATTAGCATTTAAATAAGACATCTAGCATTTCCATCGTCTTCTAGCCTGTCTTAATCTTGAATTAGGATCTGCAGCAGCTTTAGGGAATTGTTTCATTTGTCCTGCTGATCTAGCACAAAAAGACTTTCTTCTTTTCGCAGCTTTTGATCCTGGTTTTACTTTGCCTGTTACGGCAGTTTTTAATTTTGATCCTGGATTTTCTCTTCGGTATCTAGCAACACCTGCTTTAGTCATACCTGCACCAGATTCAGTTTTTCTAAAATACTTTTTGGTTTTAGGGGGCTGAACATCAGCCCCTCTTTTAAAACCTGGTATTGATCTATTCATACCATTCATTTGTTAGCCATTCTGACCAGTTAAATTAGGTCCTGAGTACTTATCAGTTAACAATGTTGCTTTCGCTACAGTAAATGTAGAAACATAGACACCTTGTGGAAATAAAATTCCATCTTCAGGAATATTTAAACTTGTAATATCTCCTGCAGGTACATCTGCTTCAAATAATGTAGTTCCAGTAGCACTTGTAGTTTTTAATTGAACTGTACCAGACGTAGCTAAGCCTGCTAAAATAATTCCCTTCAATCTTACTGGTTGTGAAATCACAACGTTAGAAGTTGCTGCGGAAACTACTGTTGCTTGTATATCAGCTTTTGCTGCCATGGTGTTCTCCTAATTTATTGTTATGCGTTAATTGTTCCACCGTTATTGCCAGTTACAACCCAACCAATTGTTGCATCATAAACTAGCACACATCCTTGTCCAACGGTTCCTAAAGTAATTGAAGAACCACTTCCAAAAGTTGCTGGAGTTATTATTGCTGTATCACCTGCAGCACTTTCAGCAATGTATGTGAAAATTTTAACTTGACCTGCAGTTCCATTTGCAAGAGTTACAACATCACCTGTATTTTCACCAGTGATTGCAGTGGTTAAGTTAACTAAGTCTGCAGCTCCAGCGCCTGAAAGTGATTGTGTACCTGCTACAACACCTTTACCGTAAGTAGCATCAGTAGTAATAGCACCTGTTGTTCCGTTTTTTGTAACTGATTCAAAACCGTTTTCTGATCTGACCGGTCCTGAAAATGTAGTATTTGCCATAGTATTCTCCTTTGTATAGCTTTGAATTTGTAGTCTCTATACCGTCTGCCTAGCCAGTCTACAAATTAAATTTTATCTAGGTTGTTTTGATTATACATAAAAAAAGGGGCGATGTGAACACCGCCCCTTTTAGTTAATACTGATTAGTATTTATTAGCTAGTTGGTAAATTTCCGTTACCAAAAACACATCTTGGATCAGAGAATCCAAAAGAGTATCTTTCTCTAGCTTTAAATCTCATGTTGCCAGTATCGAAGTCGCCTTCCATCGCAGTTTTGATAGGTGATCTAACGAACATTTTTAGTCCATTAGGTATATCAGTTAACAAGAAGAACGAATCAGTGTCAGTTAAAAAGTTATTAACTCTGTAACCTTCTGGTACCATTCCCATGTTATTAATTGCGTTGATGTCATTGTCGGCAGTTCCAACTCTCATTGGAGACTTCATGATTCTCTCAGCAGTAAATTGTAATTCTTTTGGAATTATCATTTTTCTACCTTGAGCGGCTATTTTCAAGCCTCTTTCATCGACAAATCCAGCAATGTCAATTAATGACTGCTCTAGTGAAGTTTCGTTTAAGTCTGCAGCAGTTGCAAGAACGTTTGAAAAAGTTCCACCTGTTGCTAATGGGTGTGAAGCATTAATTAATGATACTCCATCTCCACCAGTAACTGTAGTTACTTGTGCATTGTTCAATACGTTTGCAGCTTTAACTTGCTTCGTATTTGCCATAGATCTTGCAAGAGCTCTTGTGTATCTGCCCGCAAGTCTATCGTATAGGTTATCTTCGATTGCTTCTTCAGTGATAGCAAATGCTAAAGCAATTGTTTCGTGGTTGTATCTAGCTGTGAAAGTTTCACCTGCTTGATCGAACACTACTCCAGCACCTTCTTGTTTAGTTGGTGCAGAAGCGAAACCGCTTAACATTACTTCCTCTTCGAAAGCTCTGTCAGATGTTTCAGTAGAGAAAATTTCAGCATGCTGATTTTCATATCTACTGTATTCCAGGCCGAATAAGGCATTCAAACCTGGCTCTAGTTCTTTAACTAGTTGTGATCGTGATATAGCCATAATTTAACTCCTTATTATGTAGTTATGCCTGTTGTACCACCTTTGTAGAAGTGGTTGTTGATTCTAACAAGAATATTAGCATTTGACACAGAAGTATCCGAATTGTCTGGATCCTGCGAAATATCAATTGCTTGTATCGGTAAAGTGTTAGTTGTATCACCAGTAGAGTGATCTAACTGCGCTTTAGATATTCCTGTTTGTGTTACACCTGTAGTGTTTGTAACATCGTAATTACTGAACAGATTTGCTCTAGTAAAAGTCGAATCAGAATCTACAAGAAACACTGCATCAGGGTCATCAACAACAAATGCTGTAATATCACCTGCTGCAATACCACCTGGGTAGTAATTTCTGTATGTCGGCTTTTGAGTAGTTGGATCTGTGTAAAAACATCCGTTAAAAACGCCCACGATAGGTACAGTACCACCAGTAGAATGTCTGTCAATATTTCCAGTAGTTAATGGAATAACCATATCACCTTGGAAAATTGCAGTTGTGTGTCCACTTGCAATTGTGTATCTATTTTGAGCTCCTACTAATGGTGTACCGTCTAGTTTTCTGTACGGTCTTAGACCGAACTTTTCACTTACGTTTGCCATAGTTGTTTTCTCCTATTATGTTTATATTATCCAAGCTATCTCGGGTAGGTAATGCAAAAAAATTATTTTTTACGACTACCACCAAAGGTAACTCTAGACTGCCTATCAATATTGATTGGCATGTCCGGGTGTTGCTCCTTCATAAGATCTCGATCTATCGCGTCTGTTCTGTCTTGAGTAATTCTTCTAAAATACTCAGCACGACTTTTCAAAATCTCTTCCGGTATCCTTGCCAACACAAGGCCACCAATTCCGATTAAACCAGCATGTTGTCCTTCGTGAATAACTGGAAAATCATTTTCACCAATTTCACTTTTCAGTGTGTCAGCTCTAACGAATTCCCAACCTTCCCTAAGTTTCTTAGATACATTACCTGGATCTTCGAAACCATTTGCCGATGTACGTATCCATCTATGTGCATACCCATGCGGTGCAGCTGGCGCATCCAAACTGGATGGTGGAGTCCAATCTTTTTTACGAGTTAATTTTTCTCTCGTACTAGACTCGCGTGAAGTTTTTATATTTGTCATAATGTTATGCTCCTTCCTTCACGTATTTTGCGTATTCCTCTAGTGGCACCCCTAATTTCTTAGCGATAACTACCTGTGATTTGGTGAGTTTCACAGACTTGCGTCCCCCAGATCTTCTACTGACCGAACCTACATTTTGGACGGGTTCTTTAGTAGGTCTAACTTCTTCAGTAGTTTTCTGTGCAAACTTTTGAGGGAAATACTCCTTCATACGTTTGTTGATTTGATTATAGTATTCATCACTCTCTGCGTCAATTCCCTGCTGTATAAGATCCTCATGGATACCCATTGCAGCAGAAGTCATAACTCTATCAGAGCCAAACCACTCATTATCCTCAGCCCATTGCTGTGCTCTAGGAGAAATTTGTGCTTGTGGTTGTTGTGATGTAGTTTCAGTTGCTTTTTCTTCCTCAGCCTGTTTAATTCTTAGCTCTTTTTCAGCTTGAGCAAGTGCAACTTTTTCTTTTTCAACTGACAGTCTTGATAAAGCGTCTTGAGCTTCTGTTATTTTATCAACATCATTAGCCTCAAGTGCAGATTTTAAAGCATTCTTTGCTTTTTCTCTTTCTGCATCAACTCTAGAACCGTATTCCTTAAGATAATTTGAATCAGTTTCATCATACTTCTTCTCAATTGTCTCATATTTATTCTTTAAGCCTTTTGCATACTCGACTGCAGCTTTTTCTCTTCTTTCAGCTTCTTTAATTTGAAAAGTTAACCGATTAATTCGTTTTCTAACTTTTTCAGAATACTCTTCAAGGTCTCCCTTATCTTCTGAACTAGTTTCAACGTTATCTTCAGCTTTCTTTTCAGGTTTAGTCTCCTCAGTTTCTTTTGCCTCTTGTAATAATTCCTTAGCGGTTTTAGTATTTGAGACATCGGTATAACCAAGATCTACTTCTTCTTTTTTTTCAAATGCAGAACCTGAATCATTAGGTGTTTCTACACTTATTTCTTGTTCTTGCACACCGTCAGTATCTAACTCAACCGATGTGTTGTTATTGTCTTCAGCCATTGTTGTTCCTCCTTAGTAATGGTGCAAAATATCAGCAGGATTTGAAATAGTAGAAATAACTTCATCGTCATTTAATACTCTAACTTCTCCTCCTTCTATTTTGAATCTTGAACCAGCGTACCTACTAAAAATTATCCAATCATTTAGTTTGCACCATGGTCCTTTTGGGAATTTTTCTTTGTCATGATAACAAAGGTCTCCCATTTTTAGCACAAGACCACAGACGGTTGTCATCTGTATTGTTTCTTGTGTTGTATCAGATAAATAAATTCCACCTTTGGTTTTCTTTGGTCCCGCATATGGCAAAACCAAAATTCTATATCCAGTTGGTGTTGGTAATTTATCTAAAGTTGATTGATCGACCGCTTTAGGGTCTAGAACTGTTTCTACTTCCTTTTGCTCTTTATAAGCGTTAAGAAGAGCCTCAGTCCTCTTCGGTGTCTCCGTGGACTTGTTCATCTTCGTACTCCGTTGTTGACAGCAGGTCTTTAAGATCCTGTTGCAGATCTTCCAATGATCTGATTTGCCCTCTAGCATATTGTAGTTTTTCCATAGTGTCAACACCGTAAAAGGCTTGGTCTTTTAGTTGGCCAATACGTTTATGAATTTTTTTCTGTATTAAAGAAATTGTATCTATGTCCATTAAGTTAATCTAATAGAGTTATAATGAGCAGCTTCTAATTGTTGTAAAGTATTTTTTGAGTGTTCATAGGGTTTATCTGCTCGATACCAATGAAAAACATATATGCCATTTGCAACTCTAAACTCATAACCAGCTTCAATAATTTTAGCTTGTGTTAAATTATCTACACCTAGCTGCTCTCCTGTTTCAGCACAACCTCCAAGTTTTTTCATTACACCCACATTAACAGCAAAAAATACACCAGACATATGATTTTTATTTTTTATAATTTTAGATTCATTTTTATATTTATTTGCTAAAAATTTTCCTAAATTTCTGTGATAACTATAATCAAAATTATATGGGTCTATGCCAACTACCATTTGTTCGAGTGTATTCATTCTATTAACTCTTGAACATATTCCTTTGCAATT